GACATACTCTAGTCCTATATAGAAGAACTCTGAGTCAGAGGATTTTTCGGTTCGAATTCGAGATCGAAAAACGAGCGAGTTTCCGAGCCCAAATTTGACGCCCCCGCCGCGGCCGCGGTAAAGGCAAAGCCCATGACCTTTTGGGCCGTGGCGCAAACCGTCTCACAACGGGAATCCTCCGTCGGCATCCGCATCGCCAGCGAAGGCTTTGAGATCTACGCCCCGCGGATTCGGATCCACATCAACGGTACGCCGCGCATCGTGGCGCTGTTTCCCAGCTACCTGTTCGTCCGCGTTGTCGACCGCTGGCGCGTCATAACCAAAACCATCGGCGTGCTCGGCCTGATCATGGCCGGCGACCATCCGGCCCGGTGCCCGGACGCCGAAATCGATAAAATCAAGGCTGCAACCATGCGCAACGGTCTGGTAAGGCTACCGAAACCACCGAAATCGCGGGCCTTCAAGCCAGGCCAGAGCGTGCGGATTACCTCAGGCTCGTTCTGTGGATTCAATGCGATCTACCAGGGCATGAGCCCGCGCGACCGCGAGATCATCCTACTCGAAATGTTCGGCCGCGAGACCCGCATCGAGCTCGGGACCGGCGATCTCATTCAAGCCGCAGAGCTACCTATTGCGGGTTCGTCCCATCCGAGCTACTAATCGCAACTCGCGATCAATCAAAGTTCCATCGGTCGCGTGCATTGGTTGTCTCACATTGTTGTTGGTTTCCACTACTCGCATCTATTGAGGGCCGAAATCCACGCCCCTCGACCGCGCGGCGCGCGTTTCCAAATACACCCCACATTCCTGTTTCACGTGAAACCTTGTCCCCGCGCAGGCGGGGAGCCCACAGTTGGCCGCTGGTGCGTCTTGTCGTTGCCCGCTGTCTAGGTCGTCGCTATCGCGAATAACGCACCAGCGACCTCCGGGCGGCCTTGGCGGCCATGGTCTGCAATGCCGGGGGGGGATGCTAAAATTAGCCGACCCCCGGTAGCTATGACCGCGCCCTTAGTCCAATTTTGGAACTTGCACATAGTTTTGGCACTGGGAAAAATGGAGGCCGCATGAAGCGGGGACCAAAGCCACAAGCGACGCACCTCAAGCTGTTGCGGGGCAATCCTGGCATGGCGCTGAATCGGCTGAACTTCAACGAACCGAAGCCCGATGCGCTTGCCGATGTCCCCGGCCCGCCTACGTTTTTGGTCGGGCCTGGTGCCGAGGAGTGGCGCGTCGTTTGCGAGCAGCTTAGGCGACTTGGGATGCTGGTGAAGGTCGATTTGCCTGTGCTGGCCGCCTATTGCCATGCCTTTCAGCAATGGCGCGCGGCGGTTGATATCCTGGCGAAGATGGCGGCGGACGATCCGGTGACGCGCGGCCTGCTTATCGAGGGAAAGCCGAACCCGCTGATAGCGGTTGCGCATCGGGCTTCGATCGACATGGTGCGGTTTGCCAACGAGTTTGGGTTCACGCCGGTCGCGCGTGTACGTATTCAGGCGCCGGCGGATGGCGGCAAGCCCAGCAAGTTCGGCGAGCTTTTGGCCGACTAGGTTATGCTCGCACCTCAAGCAAAGCGCAGCGCGTATGGCAGGAAGCGCGCCGAGAATGTGATCAGTTTTATCGAGAAGCTGACGGTTCCATCCGGGACCGGGCAGGGCAAGCCGTTCAAGCTGCAGACCTGGCAAAAAGCATTCATCAAGGACATTTACGAGCCGCACATCGGGCGCCGGCGCGCGGTGCGGCGCGCGATCCTGTCGGTGGCGAGGAAGAACGGCAAGACGGCGCTGATCGCGACTATTGCGCTGGCACATTTGATTGGTCCAGAGGCGCTCATCAACGGGGAGATTTACTCGGCCGCCAACGATCGCGACCAGGCGGCGATCGTGTTCAAGTTTGCGCGGCAGATCGTCGAGAGCGAGCCTGAGCTAGCCAAAGAGATCGAGATCATCACCTCGACCAAGACCATGTTCGTGCGACGCACCGGATCGATCTATCGGGCGGTGAGCGCGGAGGCTGGCACCAAGCACGGGTATTTGCCGAGCGTGGTGATCTACGACGAGCTGGCGCAGGCCAAGAACCGCAATTTGTACGATGTGCTCGATACCAGTTTCGGCGCCCGCGAGGAGCCGCTGTTCATCGCCATCTCGACGCAGAGCAATGATCCTGAGCATATCCTCTCGAAGCTGATCGACGACGGCATGGCCGGCGCCGACCCGGCGATCGTTTGCCATCTGCACGCCGCGGCCGAGGGCTGTGACCTCGACGACGAAGCACAATGGGCGAAGGCCAATCCGGCGCTCGGCAAGTTCCGCGACCGCGAAGATCTGGTCGCCGCGGTACGCCAGGCCAAAAGAATGCCGGCGCACGAGCCGAAAGTCCGCAACCTGTTTTTGAATCAGCGGGTGGCGCCGGTCGCATCGCTGATCTCGCGCGCCGAGTGGATGCTGTGCGCCGGGCCGGTCGAGCTCGCCGACCAGGAGGAGGTCTATCTATCGCTCGATCTCTCGAGCGTCGTCGACCTGACCGCGCTGATGGTCGGCTCGGTATCTGATCCGCTGCGCGTCGTGCCGTATTTCTGGAAGCCAACCGATCATCTGACCGAGCATTCCAATCGCGACTTCGGTAGCGGCACGCACCGCTACCAGCAATGGGCGGAGGCCGGGCATCTGCGGCTCTGCCAGGGCAAGACGATCGATCCCGAGACGATCGCGCGGTTTATCGCCGATCTGACGGTGCGCTACCGCGTCAAGGGCCTCGCGTATGACCGCTGGCGCATTAACGATCTGTTGCGCGAGTTCGATCGCGTCGGTCTGCAGGCTTACGAGGACGGCGAGAAGGGCGGCGACGGGCTGCGCCTCGTCCCTTGGGGCCAGGGCTTCAAAGATATGGGGCCGGCGATCGATGCGCTCGAGCACGTTGTGATGGAGCGCAAGCTCGTCCATCCGGGCAATCCGATTCTGAATTGGAATTTCGCCAACGCGGTCGCAGTGCTCGACCCGGCCGGCAACCGCAAGCTCGACAAGGACAAGGCGCGGTTCCGCATCGACGGCGCGGTGGCGCTTGCCATGCTCGCCGGATTGCGGGCACGCGATTGCCGAGCAAAGCCTGTCGATATTGAAAGTTTGATTGGATGAAACCAACGGAGAATAAACCCATGAAGCGACTTCTTGCTGCGACCGCCGTCCTGGCGGCGCTTGCCCTGCCGGCGGCTGCCAGCACCGTCCTGCTGGGCGGTCAGGCTTGGGACACCACTAATTCCGGCAGCCTGAGCCTCGGCAACGTGGTGCCGGCCGGCAATCAACCGCAGAACGCGCCCTGCGTCATCTGCGGCGCGAACCAGCCGCAGCAGCCAGCGAACTTCGGCTATAACGATTACAGCAACAACGGAAGCGTGTCCTCGATCACCGCCTTTTCCGATCAAGGCAACGGCGGCCGCAACACGCTGGCCGACAACACCTTCGCCACCGGCTACACCGTCGGCGCGGGCAGTCCGTTTCTGGCTTTCCTGTTGCTCAACGGCGACACCAGCCTCGGTTTTAGCATCGGCGTCGATGTCAACGATACCAACTCGCCGCAGACGTTGAATTCGTTTTTCTTCCTCGACTTCACCACGCATACCGTGCTGGCGTCCTTTACCGGCGGCACCACCGGCAACGTGCCATCGAAAAACAACGGCACCGGCTTCCCGGACTACTCCATCACCGGCGCGCTGCTCAATCTCAACGACGTTCATGTGGGAGATACGATTGGCTTTGTGGCTCTCATGTCAGGGTTGAACGACGGGCCGGACTCGTTCTTCATCGAGGCGGCACCGGCGGCAGTCGTGACCCCATTGCCCGCGAGCCTGCCGTTCTTCGCCGCCGGTCTTGTTGGTTTGATTGGTCTGGTGCGCAGGAGGAAGTCCAACCGGATCGCGTAGGCTGACGTTGCTTCCCGCTCCGTCAGCTCACAGGCCCGCCGGGATGATACCGCCATCCATCGGCATCCCGCCCGGTGGGCCACCATGACTGGACAGCCATGATTCCTCGGGATGCCGGGGCGAAGGCTTGGCACCATTTCTACAGCACCAGTTATTGGTTGCGTCGGCGGCAGTTGCAGTTGACCGCGCATCCGCTCTGTAAATTCTGCACTGACCGCGGCGCGGTCACCCGCGCAACCGTGGTCGATCACGTCAAGCCGCACCGCGGCGATTGGAATAAATTCTGTCTCGGCGAGTTGCAATCGCTCTGCGCGAGCTGTCACGACCGCTGCAAACGCTTCATCGAAACCCGCGGCCACAGCATCGAAGTCGGCGACGACGGCTGGCCGATAGACCCCAATCATCCGGCGAACAGGAGTTGAGCCATGGCGCTTGCAATTGTGGATGGGCCGACCATTAAGGCCGGCGAGTCGCTTTCCGACGGCGCCGACTGCTCGGGCGGAACCATCGTGCGGATCACGATCCCGCAAGAATTCACGCCGGCCAATCTGACGTTCGAGGTTTCGAGCGACGGCAACCTCTACAACGCTCTGTTTACGGCGGACGGCGGCGAGGTCACGGTCGCGGCTCGTCCGAGCACCGGCATCGTGGTTTCAGAGCGATGGACGAAGTCGATCGGCTTCATCAAATTCCGCTCAGGCTCGCGCAGCCATCCGGTCGCGCAAGCCGTGGACTGCAAATTCGCGATTGCTGTCGAAACCAGCCCGGCGGCGTAATTGGAAATGAGGAGGCCTGCCATGGGTATGCGCCAGCGCCAAGGCGATCTCTATCCCGATCTCGACGAATCCTACATCGATTTCATGAGCCGTTGCGGCGACGAGCTCGGCGACCAGGATGTCTGCCAATTGATCTGGGAGGACGCCTGGGATGAGGACAAGGGCGCCGCCAGGGACATCTGCTTCAAGACCCACGCCGGCCAGGTCAACGGGCTGGAGTTCGTGCTGTCGGACGAAACGCCCGACCGCATGGACGATGTCATCATGGCGGATTCCTGGGATCTGGCGTCGTTCCAGAAAAACCCGATTGCGCTGTTCAATCACAACAGCAACGCGCCGATCGGCAAGTGGACGCGCGTTCGCGTCGTCGACAAGCAGTTGCGCGGCCACCTCGAGCTCGCGCCGGCCGGCACCAGCGATCGCATCGACGAAATCCGCAAGCTGATCGACGCCGGCATCCTGCGCGCCGTCAGCGTCGGCTTCCGCCCAAAGGAATCCAAGCCGCGGCCGGAATCCGATTACGGCGTGTTCTTCACCAAGGCTGAATTGGTCGAGACCAGCCTGGTCTCGGTGCCGGCAAACCCGA